TCTCGTGGTAGTGGCCAAGAGCGTCCCGACCGTGCGCCGTCTTCTCAGCGCTGAACCACACCGAAGGCATGAGCCGCCGAACCGCCTCAATCCGCTCCGCAGCCGCTCCCCGGCCTTGGTTCGGAACAACCTCAACCGAGAACCCCGCATCCCGCAAGGCGCTTTCGTAGCTGACGCTAAACACCTTGTCCGACTGCGCACCGTCGTGAGGCAGCACACACAAGGCCGAACCGTATCCGTTGGCCCTCAGCCAATTCACATGCGTGGCCAGAGGCTGGCCTTGCGCCTCGTAGTAGTCCAGCACCCGAACCTCGCGCCCGATAAACTGGGCAATCCAGATGCTGCAGGCGTCGGCCTTGGCTCCGGTCCCGCCGATATCCCAGAACGCGCGGAACGTCATGAGCGGGTCAGGCGAGACGTTCCCGATCCGGCCTTCCGCCTTGGCCTGCGTCAGCGCGCTGGCGAAGTAGGCTCCGTCAGTGACCGCCGCGTAATCGCCGTTCCAGACGTGCGCGTATTGATCCGGCGAGTTGATGAGGTCGAATTGCCGCTCGGCTTCCAGCTCATTCGGAAACCAAGGGTTGTTGTTCCAGTTGGCGTTCACCACCACCGCGTCGGGCGGAAGTTCAGACCCGCGAAGCAAGGCGTCCACCGGGTCGGTCTTGTGCTTCGGGTTCCAGCTGAACCACAGCTCGGAGCCGGGCTTGCGGATCGTCGGGCGTAGCAGTCTCAGCGAGGTTGGCGACAGGCTGCGGGCTTCCTCAACCCACGCCACGTCATAGCCTTCCAGCGACTTGATGCTTTCCGCCGTGTGGTCCTGCATCCCGACAAAGTCGATCTGGCCACCGCCTGGCGTCCGGATGAACTTGTCCAGCACCTCAAAGCCCGGAACCTGAAACTCCGCGATCTTGTCTTCGATCAGCCGCTTTGCGCTGTCCCTCAGGGACTTCTGAACCTCGCGGACGCAAAGGATGCGCGTTCCTTTGGTCTGGGCACACCTGAAGACCGCAAGGCCTGCGAAGAAGTGCGACTTGCCGCTTCCCCGGCCTCCCCATGCGCCCTTGTATCTGGCCGGGAGGATCAGAGGCTCAAAGACCTCCGCGACCGGGATATCAAGATCAATCTCCACGCTGTTCCGGCCTGACGATCCGATGCGTGATGGTGCGGACGTTGTGCGTGGCGTTGACGTCCTGTTCGGTCTTGTCGCGCCACTGATCCGGAGCCCGGTTCTTCAGGCCGAAGATGACCGCCGTGGGGTTTCCGTCCTCGCCACGCGCCACAGCCCGCGCCCGGTTCTCCCACCAAAGCACCGCACCGGCCTGGCCTATTTTTACGGCCTCCGAGAACTCGGGATGCTTTGTGCGCCAAAGCTCAACGGTTGATGCGGCCTTGCCGATGTGGCCCGCGAATGCCGCGACGCTATATCCGTCTCTCAGGAACTCGATGACCTGCTCGCAATAGGCCGGGTCATAGTCAGTGGGTCGCCCGCCGGGCATGGTCGCCTCCATACGCCAGACCTCGCGGCCTCCTGGCGTCGATGCGGTTGCTATTTCTTGGATTTGGCTTTCCGGGCGACAGACAGGGCTATCGCCACCGCTTGCTTCTGCGGCTTGCCGGATTTGATCTCAGTGCGGATGTTGGCGCTAACGGTCTTGGGCGAGTAGCCAAACTTGATAGGCATGGCAGGCCCCCGGCGCAATTCGCGCTCCTAGCGTTTCCCATTGGCATGGAGGCGGGCGGGTGTCAAGGGTGCTGTTATATCCGCAGGCCTAGCGCATAATCTGGAGGTTATACGTCGTAGCTATCGCATGGCCGCACACCTGAGCGTGTGGGCAAGCTGGATAGCGCAAATGGCAAGGGCCGGGTAGGGACCACGACATCCCATCCGGCCCCTGAGTTGTAGCGCCCCGACCTTCTGCGTGTCGGTGGCGTGTGCCGGAAGTCCCGTTACCCCCGCAAGCCGCAGGACCCTTTCGGGCGGGTTGCTCTTTTGCATCCGCTTGAGCCTGCCTTCTATGCCCCAAGCCTCACGCCTTGTCTACCGATCCGTTGAGGACGTAGTGGAGGAGGGCGTCGGCGCCCCGCCGAAGCGTGGAAATATCCGACGAGAAGTATTCCGGGGAGCGTGTTCTCTGCACTGCCAGCTTCAGGCACTCCAGACGGAGGGTGATGAGGTCGGGTTCGGGCTTGGTCGGGACACCGAACGTGGGGCCGGTGTAGTCATCGTGCGTCTTGGTCATCTCGGGCTCCGGGGGCTTGACGGGATCACCGCACAGAAACAGAGGCGGAGTCGGGGCGGGGGTTATGATGCGGTAGTGGGTGACGTCGAGTGGATGCAGTATCGGCGAACCAAGCGGCGGCCTGAAGGACGCCACCCAAAAGCTGCCCCAATCCATGTCACCAGCTTTATCCGCAGGCCGCACGTAGCCGCCGCGAAGCCGCACCTCCACCACCGTATCCGGGTCTACCGGGCAGGTGTCGGTTGTGTGTTCGATCCAGTCGGTCATGGGGTGGGCTCCTTGAGCAGAGCGTCGAAGCGGTTTTGAAGGTCAAACCATGGGATGAAGTTGGAGTAAGGCTCAATCTCCCTCAGCAGCCCCTCCAGCGCCTTCGCTCGTTCCTGCTCCCGCTCCCGCGCCATGCGGGCTCCGGCGAGGTAGGCATCGCGGGGGCGATGGGTGCTGGCCTTGCTCTCCCACCACTCCCGGAACGCCGCCGCGTCGGGATCAACGGGCGGGGTCCAGCCTTCGCGGGCTAGGCGGGCGGCAGTCTCGGCCAACTCGCGGAACGTCACCCCACTCGGCCGCTTTTCGCAGATGCGTAAGGCTTCCAGCGCCCGCGCGTCATCCAGACGCGCCGCCTTCAACTCATCCTCGGTCATGACCTCAGAGCCTCCGCCAGCGCGATAACCGCCTCCTGCTCCTGCTCTCGGGCGTAGCGGGCTCCGGCGACAAATCCCTTCGCGGCGAAGCCGTGGTCCCACTCGCCCGCAAGCACTGTTTCCCGGTAGGCGGCATTTTCAACCTTACTCCCCCACTCCCTGAACGCCAGCACGTCCGGATCGACGGTCGGCGGCGGGGTCCAGCCCTCTCGGGCTAGGCGGGCGGCGATGACGGCGACGTCTTGGCCCTCCTCTAGCAGTCGCCAGGCCTCATCCGCCGTGGCCTTGTCCAGTTCTTCAGGTGTCATCGCTTGCCCTCCGCCTTGCCCGCCACTGCCCAGCGCAGGTAGTCCTGCGCCTTGAGCAGGCTGCCGTCGCCGCCTTTATGCTTCTCGCGCCATGTGTATTTCAGCACGTTGCCCTTGCAGAAGCCCCGCCACTCTTCGTCAGTCAGGGCCGCGCGGATCGCGTCGATGCACTCGATATCGCCCTGGCGGTAGTGGTCGTTGGGGGAGTCGGGATTTGAAGGAAAATCAACGATGCGATATTGTTCGACTTTGCTCCAGTCAAACGTCCGCGCCGAACATGGAACGAATTTAATATTAGGAACATCCACATGAACTATGGTTTCCGGAGATACAGGCCTCGGACCGCCGTCGTGTTTGATCCAGTCGGATAGCTTTGAGCCCTTAGGCAAGACTTGGTAAGGATCAATGGTCATGCGTCTTTCTCCATCTTCACAACCATCGCCACCATCTGAGCGTTTGCCGCCGTGCGCGATGTGATCTCGCGTTCTCCGGAGAGCATCCGGCGGATGGAGCGGGGGTTGAGGCCCATGCGGCGAGCGAAGGCTGTGTTGTTGAGCTTGGTGGATTGGATGAGGGCGCGGAGGTCAGCGGGGGTCATTGCGCCCCTCGCACTTTGGCGATGGCGGCGCGGGCCTTGATGCATCGTTCGCATTCATCGTTTGTGCAATCGCTTATGTATCCCTCCAGCGCCTCCAGCAATTCAGGTGCGGCTTCAATCAAGCGGGCGTCTGCGTGGCTGACCATAATTTCGCTTGAGAGATCATCCGACCGGCCCGTGGCCACGATGTCACCAGAAGCGGACATAAGATCCTCGTATTTAAACCACGGCCACGAGGTGTCTGGCTCCGGCACCCAGCGCCACGGCCCGGGCGTGTGTTGATCAGTCATTGTGTCCCTCGCATGTTGCGGTGAGCCTCCAGCGTCCGCCGGGCGAACGATGCAAGCACGTTGTCTGGCAGGCTATCGGCCAGGGTGTAGAGGCTGGCGGACATGCCGCGCCCGATATCGCCGAAGGTCTCGGCCTCGTCGATAGCGTTGATGAGGTCGATGCGGGACGGGATGCGCTGGCGGGGCTTCACAGCGCACCTCCGATAGCGGCTAGGGCGATCAGGAGCCATGCCAGCGCGGTGAACGCGGCGGCGGTTAGGATGGCCTCTGCGGCGAGGCGGATGAGGCGGGTCATTCGGTGGGCTCCTATGCTGTCACGTCGGCCAGCAGGCCGGGCGCGATTGGGTGGTCGTTGAGGGCGAGTTGCACGAAGATGATGGCGCGGGTAACGCCTCGCTCGTAGTCAAGGGCGATCTCGTGCGCCTTGGCGGCTGAGAGGCCGTAGGCAATCAGGACGCGGGCAGCTTCGGCGCGGGTCATTCGGCGGGCTCCCCGGCAAGCTGTCCAACGTCGCCGGTCAGGAACATTTCCCGGTCGAGGTCGTAAACGGAAAGGCCCTTTGCAGCCGCGCCAAGCACGATGAGGTCAACAACCTCCTTTGTGGCGCAAGCGACGTTGAAGCCGCCAGACATGTTGATGTAAAATCCGCGCTCGCCGTAACGATTGACGGTGATGTCTGCGTTGGTCATCTGCATCTCCTCTAGGCCCCAGCGGCCTATGAGGTGACACTAGGACCAAAGGCCCGGACCGTCAACAGCTATTTGCGCCGCTTGAGCGTTTGTCCGATTGCGACAGATGAGGTGCCGAAATAAATGGCCAATTGGCCCGCGCTAAATCTACGCGATCCGTCCTCTTTTTGCATATCCCAAAGCGCATAAATGGCCTCTCTTCGGGCTGTTTTTTCCGCCCGACTGCGCTGGGGGTAAACTCCTAAAATATTCCACAAATCGACGTTGTTTCGCTCTGAGGCCCTTTTCATCTCAGCGCTTACAACCGGAGGAACGATAAGATAACGGGTCATGCTCTACCTTTTGTCCCGGTGAAAACCTGCCACAGATTTTCGAGCCCCATACGCACCGCCGCCGACTGCCCGTCGCGCGACCGGATGCCCGTCACGCGCTCAACGATGCCGCGCCACTGCATGGGCCGATCTTCCTCCACCGTGGCCACCATGAACGCGGACAGGAGGGAGGCGTCGAGAGGCCCTACAGCGGCCAGAGCGCGCGCGACACGGCGTCCAGCTTGGATCATGGCGTCGGATACCAGTTCCGCCGATCCGGCCCCGCCATCAACCTGGACCGTTGAGCCGCGTGATCCGGCGAGCCCCTTCCAGATCGCCCAATCCTCGGCAAGCCTCATGGCGGCGTGGTGGTGGTTCTGGTTGATGGCTCCGGAGCGTAGGAGAACGGTGAAGACGTTAGAGCGCCAGGCCGACAGGATTTTGCCGTCCGATCCAAGATTCACATCTGCGCCCATCGCCTCCAGCCTTTCAACTTCGGCGCGGGTTTCGGCTTTACGGCGTTCGGATGCGGCGGGGTCAAAGGGCTTGCGGCGGCGGGTCATGCGGCCTCCAGAGCATGAGCCATAAGCCGCCGGGATGACGCCAGCGCTTCGCAGGCCTCGTTGATCTCAGCGAGCGTCGGGAACCAGTTTCCGCCGGGGCGAGGATTGAGCGCCAGTCTCATGCAAGCCGCCTTGGCAACGTCGGCCGGAAAGCGCATCAGGCAGCCGGCGTAAAGTTCCAGCGCCACCGTCGCGCCGATCTCGGATCGCCTTCCACCCGCACACGCGGCTTGGAGCATGACAAGCCAATCCTCCGCTTGCTCCTTCGTCGGCCCCGTCAATGCCGCGCGCATCCGGGAAGCGGCCTGCGGAATGTTCTCCGCATCGCTTCCGGGAAGCACCCTCGCGCCGGTCGCATGAACGCGGAATCCTCCGGACTTCGGATAGCGGATCGAGACGTCAACCGTAACCTCGACGGCGAGCGACGATCTCAGCGAAGTCACCAGAGCCTTGTCGGCTTCCTCCGGGCTGGGCTGTGCGAGAAGCCATGCCCGAGCGACCTCCGCGTCTGCCGTCCGCGCAACGGATGACCCAGTTGTGCCAGGTTCGGCCCCAGTCGAGCTTAACACCGCCCGCACCGGGGCGGGAACACCAGTAGTTTCGAAATTCAGTCGCTGCACGTTCGATCTCCGGTTCTGTCAGGCCCTCGGCCTTGGCCTTCTCGCGGTCCGCATCCGATGGAATCCAATCCTCCGAAAGCCGCCTTCCATTTTTCCCCTTGGGGGGACTAAGGGGGGTTATGGTTCTTACTAACGGTTCTATTGACGGTTCTAGGGGGGAACGTGGTTCCCCACCCCCCGGAACGTCGTTCCCCACCCCCCCGGAACTACGTTCCCCACCCCCGGAACCTCCTTCCCCCCCCCCCAACCCGGTCTGAGACAGGTTCAGGGTAATGACGTCGCTGGACCGTGACCCATCCTCGCGGCGGCGTTCCTGCCTCGAAATGAAGCCGTCAGCCTCCAGCATGGCGAGGGCCTTCCGGACGGTTTTCGTCGAGAGGCAAGTCATCTTGGCGATGGTCGATTGCGAGGCCCAGGACTGGTTCTGCAGGTTCGCGAAATTGGCGAGGGCCAGCAGCACCAGCTTGCACGGCGCGTTGACGTCTTCGACCTTGAAAGCCCAATCAATCGCGCCGACGCTCACTTGCGAATCCCCATCCAGTTTTCATGCGACTTTGCAGCGGTCACCATTACCGACCGCTCACGGTTCACCCATTGCGAGATCATGGAATCGCTGAAGCGCCTCTTGCCGTTGGCCTTCCGCGCCTGCCTCATTGTCCAGATCACCTCGTGACGCGCGCGGACGACATACTGCTGACGGCTGGGGCCGATCACGTCCGCCGGTGCAACGCCACGCTTAACACAGACAGCCGCGAGGATGCCCCGGAAATAATCCTTGCCGGAAGGCCCCGGGTCAACCGTATAGGCGGGCTCCGGGTAAATCGGCCGAGGGGCTCCAAAGGTTGAGGGAGGCGCATTGCTTGTGAAGGTCACAGGTGCCTCCTAATGTCGCGGACGGTCAGGGGCTTGGACGGAATGAACGCCACCGCGTGATGGTGTTCGCAGTAGGGCTTGCCGGTCAACGCGGGCTTGCCACAGCAAAGCGTATCGGAACCCTCGCCATCGACAGGCCAGGCGCATGTGAAGGGCGGCCTGCCGATCAGCGGCTTGACGGCGTCCGGGTCAAGCGGAATCCAAGCTGCCTCGGAAACCACGCGCCACGGCTTTTGAGGCGCAACGGCCCGATGCCGTCCGGTCCCGACGTTTTCAGCGGCAGTCCGTATAGGCTTGGGCTCGGAAGGCGTCTTAGGTGCGCGCCTGATTTGATAAGCTGGCGGAACCGTCGCGGCAATTTCAACGCCCTTGGCCCTCAGGCGCGTGGCCCTGCCAACAGCGGCATTACGGCTCACCTGCATGGTTAGGCCGATCTCCGCGAACGACAGCCCGTCAATCCGAAGTTGCTTGAGACGCTCGTCCATTTCGGGGGTCCAGACAGGCGCGCTCATGCCGCCCTCGCTGGCCAAATCAGCGGGAGGCACACCGCCCACTTGCCGGAACCCAGCGACCTTTCACTGAGCGCGCAGAACCCACCCTCAGCCATCACGGCTTGGGCATGGCGCTC